CACAACTATGAGTTTTTTGGGGATTTCGCGCCGGCACTCGCACGGCAGTTCGATTTCGATCACGGCTCCTGGGCGGATATCTTTGAAAACACTTCGAGTTTGAGCGCCGTCGAAGGCTGTGGGCGGTGTTTTAGGGGTTCGCAAATTTATTGCTGCACTCGCGTGAGCATTCACGCACAGGCCCGAGCTTTGCCAACCCTCTGAGGTTCTGCGCGGTGGCTGCGAGCAAGAATTCATCTTGTCGCTTGGCAGATAAATGGGTTCTTCCTCAATTTCTGTGGTTAATACGGGCCTCTCATTGATCAAGACCTATTGCCCATTCTCTGCCCGATGGACATGATGCGCCTAGGCTGACTTTGGAGCTTGCGGCGGGCGTCGCAGCAATGAGCGACGATGTCCTGGTAGATTTTGCGATGCGGTTTGAGAGCCAGTTCCGTGCTGGTGATCGTTCAAACGTGATGGCAGACCGGGAGCCTTGCCATTGATCAGCCCTTCGGGGCCATGCGCATTGAAGCGCATGGCCCGGTCAATCTTAAAGCCGCGCACCCGCGTCGCCTAACTCCTAAATTACGCACGTGTCACCCTCCGAAGTACCACCTGCCTGTCTGCACTCTTCCACGAACTTCTGGTATTTCTCACAGACTTTGTCCTCAGGCGCGCGCACGACTGCCGTGAAACCATAGACGACGCCGGCGCTTGCGGTCGGACCCTGAGCAGTCGCCGCCAGGGCCAGCGCGGTGCCAGCGAGAGTTGTGCGCAGCCAGCGAGACCGGAATTTTGGCCATGCCGTAAGACCTGCGGCGACGGTCTTGTCTGATGATCTTTTCGTTGGAGGTTCCCTGTTTCGTGACGTGTTGCGTATGGTCTGCGTCGCTTGCGACGCCGTGATCGGGCACATCGGAATTTCATGACGTTTGCCACTTCAATCGCTCCCGTCTGCTGTCCCGATAACAAACCTTCTAGCAGTCCCTGTTGACAGCAACCTGAACGCTGCCGCGACTCACTTAGCTCCATAGCTTCCTCCGTTCGGTTCAATGCTTGACGATGCGAGTGCGCAAAAGGGCCTCGCTTGGGTTCACTGGATCGTTGCTGAAATCGGGGGGATCGTGGTCGGGCTGGTGGTGGCGCTTCGCGCGCGCGGCTCCGAGTCTAGACCTACAAGATTCTTGCTTAATATGGACTCTGGATTCTGGAGTCATGCTGCGTGCATTGCTTGTGCCGAATTCCGCTTTATATTCATGACCTTGCGACCACCGAGCCGCCGACATCTTTTTTCCCTTTTTGCTCCACTTTTCTTCACGTACCATTTTCCGGGAGTAGATCGTGCCCCTCGAATTCACGCTAAAAACGCCCGCTTTTTGCAGTTCGGCCAGCAGCTTTTCGACCAGCCTCGGCGTGCCGTTTGTCAGCGTGGCGAGCGTCTGTGCATCGACCTTCTGGCGCCCTAGCTTGAGATGACCGCGAGGCTTAGCGGCATCCATGAGGCAAAGCATGTCCACCCAGAGGCCGCGCGCGGCATAGCTGCATGTGCGCAAGGCGGGGTCTCCGAGCCAGTCGGACGGATAGAAGCGCATCCACCGTTCCGCCGTCATGCTGCCGCCTCCGCAAATAGGAGGCGGAGTTTTTGCGAGCACGTCGCGGCCCATCTGGCGATGCATGCGGCCTCGGCCTCGTCCTCGTTGCCGGCCGCGATCCGAAGCGCCTTGCAATAGGCCCTCGCTTGCGCCTTGGCGTCGGCGCGCGGCAGCTTGCCGCCGCCCTTGCCATAGATCGCCGCGCGCCATGTGGCCGGCGGAACTGACTCATGCGGAATGCGGTAGCTGATCGCCTCGCCCCGGATGATGCCTTGGATTTCCGGCAAGATCAGCTGATCGGCATTGACCGTCCAGAGGGCGGGATCGTCGCCGCCCAGGCCGAGCAAATTGGGGTTCGGCTTCTTGGGATAAGCCGAGATGCGCCGCCGGGCGCGCTCCCATACGATGAAATCCGGGCGGCGCTCTTTCGGCCCGACCAGCCGTTTAAACTGGCGGGCGAACAGTTCGCATTTTTCCTCTGGATCGGCCCCGTCCTTGCACGAAAACGAGCCGCAGCGCATGTCGCGCTCGTTACCGGGGTATTCGTAGAGCGCGAACCCGGTGCGTGTTATGGACTGGTCGAGGCCGAGGATCAGCATTATCAGGCCGCCCGCAACTCGCCGTATTCTTCCAAAGCGTCGGCGTGTGCCAGCTTGTGCGCGGCCTCAGACCGAAGCCGGTTGACGTTAAAGGCAATGTCGTCGCGATTCAGACATTCGAGTTTCACATATTCGGGGTCATCCTTGGATGAGCGCGCCGTTGGATAGCGGGCCTGTAGATCGGGGAAAAGATCATGCGCCTCCCCATCATCTTCCGGCTCGAAGCGCTTTCGGCAGAATTCCCGCGCGATCTGGCGTAGCTCCAAATGGCAACCGAGATAGACCAGAGGCGGCGCCTCCCGATCCGGGTCAAGCTCGGTCATTGCCTCGGTCGCCAGCCATGACGGGCTCACGCGGGCCTCATCTTTCCGCCGTTCATACACGGCGGACAGAATTTCGCGCAGCCTCGCGGCCTCCGATGTTCCCTTGTTCGGCATTTGACGCCTCCAATTGGTTGAGCCATTCACAGACGCGCGGCACCAGCCGGCGCATATCTGCCCGCATGTGATCCGCCATTTCCGCCCAAACGCGGTCGGGATCGTCGGCCAGAATTCCGTTGCGTTCGAAGTCCTTCATGCGGCCCCAAAGCCATAGGGCGGCGCTGTCCATGGGCTTTGATCTCTTTTCCGCAAGCTTCGCGATGATGCCGCTTGCGGTCGGCACGCCCGGCTCCGCGAGTGCGGCCTCGAAATCTTCCTGCGGGACCGCCGCCAGCTTTTGCCAGCGCTCGTCCTGCTTTTTGGAGATGCCAAGTTCCTTGCGCCGCTCATCATTCGTAGGGGGACGCCTCCCCCCTTGGGGGGGAACCGATGGGGCAGCGGCTCCCTTGCTTTTTTCCTCTTGGCGCCGCAACTCGCCGGCTTTTCGCTCGGCGCGAAGGCGGATTTCGCACGCGCGGCGTTCTGCCTCGATGTTCTTTGCCTGCCGGGAATAGACCTCCAACGCCAGCGCCTTGTCCCGGATATCCTTGACCTCATCGATTTGGTAGGCCTCATCGATGGCCCGGCACATGGCATCGTATCGGGCGAGTTCCGCAGTCATTGCGCCGCCTCCACGTAACTTTTTGCGATATGATTTGAGGGGCGGCCGATGAAGTGCGGGCCGCCAGAATGCCGGCGGTCGAAGCGGTGCCACGCACAGGAATCCTTAGCTTGGTGCTTCGTGTCAGGTATCCACTTGAGCCGGCCGACAGAGACGATGTGGGAGCAATAATCGAGGTAGGGCGCCGCTTGCTTGGTGTGCGCCCAATCGGCATCAAACAGGAGCCATGTCGGCAGGATATCGGAAAAGCGCTCAATCATCGGATGGAGCGCCGCCCGCGTCCACGGCGGGTTCGTCACGACGGCGTCGGCGCCTTGGAAAGTGTTTGGATCGCAGGTCAGGGCGTCGAAGCCGTCGCGCAGATCGCGGGCAAAGGCGCAAAGGAAGCCAAAGCGGCATAGATGCGCAACCAGATTGCCGGCGCCCGCGCACGGTTCGACAAAGGTCACGATCCCCTCGGCGCGAAGATGCGGGATCACTGGCGTGACCCCCTTCAAGGGCGTGGCGTAATCGTCCGCCTTGCGCCGGGGGAAGTCGGAACGCTTACCCATGGCGCGGCGCCCGAGGCTGATAGCCGATCAGCTGATGATAGGGGCACCATTTCTCGCCCTTGCGGGTGCCGGCGCCGCAAAATAGATGCTGATCAGGGGCGGCCCCATGGGGGCTCACCGGCCAATGGCAATCGCCGCGCTTCAACTCGGCTAGCGGCACAAGCCGCATGGGTGGCGGCGGCAGCTGGAGGACCGGCGCCGGGTTCTCTTTCCCGGTCGAGCGCGCGACTTTCTTCACCGGCCACCTCCTCGGGCTTGCGGCTTTGGGCGGGCGCTTCATCAGCGCCCTTAATCGGTCATTGCGGAAAATCCGGCCGATGGCCGCGCCTCGGGAAATCCCCATCTCTTGGCCGATCTTTGCGGCCGACCAGCCCTTTTTGAGCATCTCGGCCACCTTGTCCCGGTCGGCCTCTTTCCAGATTACTTTCTCGGGTTGCATGGCGGCGGCCCCCCTATTCGGCGGCCTCGGCCAGATCGGCCTCGTCGTCGGGATCGTTCTCGCCATCATCAGCGGCGGCCAGATCGGCGGCCTTCTGCGCGCGATCGGCCTGCTTCTTTTCCATGGCGGACTGTAGGTTAGCGGCCATTTCCGCCTGCGCCTCTTTCCAGCCCTTCGCCCATGCCCGGCCCTGTGCCGAATTCTCGTCATAGGGGTTGGTGTCGGCGTTGACGGCTACATATCCAGCCCTTTCGCCCTCCCGCCATGCTCGATCGACGGCCGGCTCGCGGTCGAAGTCGAATTCTGATTGAGCGCCGATCGGAAGTGCGAAGTAGCCGCCGATCTCGGCGCGCCGCTTCTGCTCATTGACGATGACGGAAGGGTCCTCGATCTGGGCGCAGCGGAGGCCGAAATCAATGTCGGCGAGGACGATGCCGTCCGCCTTGGCCTGCTTGCGAAGCTTTAGGCGCTCGGCATTGTCGGCTTTGCATATCTCGGTTTGTTTCAGGATGGCGCCGAAGTGGTGCATGTAGAGGGCCTTTTGCTCGGCTGGCGTAAGGTCCTTGGAATTGTCGCCGATGGTGGCGGGCATTGGGTGGCCTCCTCTGGTTAGGGCGGCCACCGCGTCGCGATAGGCGCCGTGGAGGAAGGAAAACCACGGCGGGGGAATGGGGCGCGGTGGCCTTTCCCGCCGGCCGGGGCAGAAGGTCGGCGGAACGAAAAAAGCGGCTATTCTGCCGTCTCCTTAGTCGCTGGCGCCGGGCCGAAAACATCGGGGCGCAGCATGTGAGAGGAAATGCCGGTTTCCTTTTTTACGCGCAGCACGTGCTTTGCCGGGACGATCTTCCAGGCATGAACCAGCTGGCGCGAAACGCCGAGCCTTCGGGCGAGGAGCCTCGCCCCACCTGCGCGGGTCTTGGCGGCCTCGCATGCAATGGCCCGAGGATCATTCGATAAGTTTTGTTTGCTCGCGTTCATTTATGAATGTAAGCAATATTTTCACGAGGGATCAAGAGATTTTGAGAATTTCACGGTGACAAGTTAAGCTGGCGTGTGGCATGGTTGAACCTGGTGGGGGAAATGCACCTGTGACGAGCGGGAAAAGGCGATTGGTGAGCCGAGCCGAATTGGCGGCGGGAAAAAAAAGGGAGGCTGAGAAGCATGCAGAGCTTATCGAGCTTGGCAAACGCATCAGATTTCTCAGGAAAGAAATTCTCGGATATCACCGACAAACTGAT